TTAAGGATAAAAACTTTACTGAAGTACGTAAATGGGTTGCCAAAAATGGGGATTCAGATAGTATAAATATATTTAGACAACTATATGATACTGCATCTACAAACTTAGAAGCAGGCAGTATTCCTCAGCTTGTATTGATCCTCTCTGATTATCAATATAAAGCAGCATTTGTTGCAGACCATGAACTAAACATGATGGCCGCTCTGACTGAAATCATGGCTCAATGCAAATTTAAATAGGAGCAGCTATGGGATTTTTATTATTTTCAATAGGATTCGCCTTAGGATGGTTTACATTTAAATATCTACTTAATAAAAAAGTAGATGAAATCCATGAAATGATGGAAAAAGACTTAGAGAAATCTAATCTTAAATTTGAACCTAAAAAAGTATCAATTAAATTTGAAAAAATAAATGGATTGATCTATGTGTATAACCGTAAGACAGATCATTTTATTACAAAAGGTGCAACATACGAAGAAGTTGTAGATAATTTAGAAAAATGGTTTCCGGATACAGTATTTTTAGCAACGCCTGGGTCATTAAAGCAGGTTAAAAATGATAGTCTATCAGTGTAAACATTCTAGACGATCTGCAGAAGTTGCACAGTTTATTAAAGGTGAATTAACTGTTTTATTATTTGAAGATGATATACATGTTGGTTCTAAAACATATATAGATATAAGTGATGCGGAAATAGCCGCAGAAAATTGGGTACTACATTATGACAACACCATTCGACTTTCTAAACAGCATAAATGATAATAAAAAGGATCTATTTGAAGATCCTCAGAATGAAAAAGAATATTCTCCATTCCTAATCAATAAAGGTTTATCATATTTTCCTGATACTATCCTTTATGCAAATGAAATGAATCAACATGCTGACATTCCAAAGAAGTGGCAATTTGACTTTTTAAGATTTTCTATACCAAAACGACGAAGGTTCTCTAAATGGCATAAGAAAGAAAAAGCATCTGATATCTTAAAACTAGTAATGAAACACTATAAATATTCAGAGAAGAAAGCATATGAGGTATTAGATATTCTTTCGGATGATAATGTAAAAGAACTAATTGAAGCCTACCATGAAGGTGGTAGAAATTAAATAGATTATAAATAAATCTATAAAATAACAGAAGGTAATATATAATGACTTCGTCGATGATATATTATGATTGGACACCGGACGCGATGTTAGAAGTTGACTTGATTGAACCAGATAACTTTCTGAAAGTCAGGGAAACACTCACGCGCATAGGCATAGCTTCTAGAAAAGAAAAGAAGTTATTTCAGTCTTGTCATATACTACACAAACAAGGTAAGTACTTTATTGTACACTTTAAAGAATTATTTGCTCTCGATGGCAAAGAATCTGATATCTCTATGTCCGATATAGAGCGCAGAAATGTTATCGCTGAGCTATTACAAGATTGGGACTTGCTAAAGATTATTGATAAATCTAAGGCAGAACCTAAAGCTTCTCTGTCACAAATTAAAGTAGTGGCTTATAAAGAGAAAAATGAATGGGAACTCGTTCCTAAATATAACATTGGTGGTATTCGAAAAAATAAGGAATAATTATGGCTATAAAATTAGAACTTGAAGTGCAAGAAGTAAACTTAGTATTACGATCATTAGGTAAACATCCTTTTGATGAGATTGCAAGTTTAATTGGCAAAATCAAACAACAAGGCGAAGCACAGCTAGCTGAACAAGAAAAAGCGGCTGCTGAAGAAGCGCCTGCTGCAGAGTAGTTAATACTTTTAACTAACGTTTATTAATACTTTTAACTATATACTTTTTATAGTTAATTGATATATAATAATAGAGATAACTTATTGTAGATTATCGATAAACATGAAATATGATAATGTTATCTTGTGCTCAAGGTAGACCTGTTGAAAGACTCTCTACTGAACTGCTTATTTAAAATCTTAAATAAGGAGAAATATTATGTGGACTAAACCAGCTGCAACAGAAATGAGATTCGGTTTTGAAGTTACTATGTACGTATGTAACAAGTAATTCAACTGATTTTTATACACTGTTATAAAAAGATAAGAGGGAGCTTCGGTTCCCTTTTTTTATGTCCTAACCATAGGACCGTTAGGCAGGTGGGGATAACCTGTACAAAACCCCAAATAATTATTGTACATTAATTAAATTATAATATATAATTATAGTATATTATAAAAAGGAGAATTAGTATCGCTACTCAGAATAAACGGTTTGTTAGAAGACCTAAAGTTGAAGAACCTATGGGATTAAAAGTACTTGTCCCAGATGGTGGATTTGAACGTGCAATGAGAAAGTTTAAGAAGAAAGTTCAGGAATCTGGCTTACTTCAAGAATTACGTGAACGTGAAGAATATGAGAAACCAACAACTCGACGTAAGAGAGCAAAAAGCCAAGCTCGAAAGAGATGGTTAAAGAAATTGGAAACTCAATCTTTACCTAAAAAATTATATTAATGGCAGCAAAGAACGATATCACAGGAGATTCAATTCAGTCTAAAGGTCCATCGCGAGCTTATTCTGATAACTATGATTCGATCTTTGGCGTAAGATGTTTAAAGTGTAAGCATAAACAAAATATGGACTTTGAACCGCCAGTAATTATTTGTCAATCTTGTGGAGAATTATTATGAAAGAACGCGACCCTAGTAAACATATTAGAGATATTGATGTTAATAAAGCAGCAGAACTAACTGATAACAATGTGTACAGTATGATTGTTTTTGCTGCAGCTCATGCTAGAGATATAGCAAAACATAGAAACAAAATTGATGCAAAGCATCAGAAATTACATGATTATGGCTATAAGCCAATTAATCAAGCTTTAGATGATTTTCAAAAGAAAATTATATAAATAGTTTTGTACATGCCATTTGGGTGTACATTTTATTAGTCTTGCTTATTAAAGGAGAAAACTATGACTAAAATTCATTTTGGGCACTTATACCCATCAACTCTCGGTTTTGACAGAGTGTTTAATACTTTGGAAGCTATGCTTGACACAGTTCCAAATACTTCTGAAAAATTCCCACCTCACAATATTATTAAACTTGACGATCAAAAATATGTTGTCGAATTAGCTGTAGCTGGTTTCAATGAAGACGAAATCGCTATTACAGTTGAAGACGGCGTATTAAAAATCGAAGGTGAGAAACATGAAACCGACGACAAAGTAGAATACTTACATAAAGGTATTGGCACACGAGCTTTTGTAAAAACTATTAAATTAGTAGATACAGTAGAAGTACATGGTGCACAGTACAAAAATGGTATTCTAAAAATTGGTCTAGAGAACGTAATTCCTGAACATAAAAAACCTAAGAAGGTTGAAATTAAAAAGGATCTTAAGTTCTTTAAACCCGAGCTTTTAAAAGAAGAGAAGTAGTAATAGGGGAGCTTCGGCTCCCCCATTTTATGGAGAAAATATGGAAGTTTATGAAGTAGTAAATGATGCATTACCTGATAGGAAGCTGTATCTATTAGATTTTTATGCAACATGGTGTAATCCATGCAAAATGCTATCAAAGGTCATTGAAGGTATGGAAAGTGACGTTCCTGTTTATAAGGTAAATATTGAAGAAAATATGGAACTTGCCAAAAAATTTAATGTGCGAGGTGTACCATCTCTTGCATTAATAAAAGATGGTGAGCCAGCTGCAACAAAGTCAGGATTTATGAATGAAGCTGAATTAACAGCATTTATTGAGAGCAATAAATAATGATGTTATCATACCCAATTGTCATTAAAGGTAACTATGCAATTAAGTTATCTGTATGGAATGGCAGTGTTTTAGCGGTTGCGGACCATTTAAAAGATCCTAAAAAATTTGAAGTAAAACATTTTACAGATATAGAGGATGGTGCAGCTTATTTAGATTTTATTATTGAGAAGGATTTAAGAGAAAATGGCGGATATTAGAATATTTAAATTGATGAGTGGTGAAGAACTACTTGGCCAAGTAAAAGAAAAGAATGGTGAAGGTATTGTTCTTAAAAATGCTGTGTCTATTGTCTATCAACAAACAGAAAAAGGATTAGGTGCAGGCTTAGCTCCATTTATGCCATACTGTCAAGATCCAGTAACGATTAGAGAACACGCTATAGCATCTAGCGGAGAACCTGGTAAAGATATGCTAAACCAATATAATACAATCTTTGGTTCTGGTATCGTGGTCGCCGGTGCACACGAGATGCCTGAAGTAAAGTTAACTAAGTAAATATACATCTTAGAAAAGAAAACACCTCTGGGGTCACCCGGTGAGATGTAAATTGTTACAATTTGGTTACAATTTTTTACAAATAAAGTATGTACATTAATTCGAATTCGTTGTATAATTACTATAACAGTTAAACAAACGGAGAAGATTATGAACATAGATAAATTAAAAACAAAAACTTACCCAGCTATAGAAGATGGTTCTGAATTTGCATTAATTAAAAATAATGTAGTTCACTTAATTCAAGCTCACGGTATGAGTGATGCAATTATACGAGCACACAATCTTGGTATTGCAAAATCTAACGAATGGAAACTTTCTAACGAAAAAGCAGTTCTTATTCCTGGTATCTGGGAATATGACATGGCAACATTTGCTGGAGCTTAATCATGTTAGCAAATATTGAAAAAATAATCAAAGAAGAATATACACGACATGGCGGTGCCTTTGATCGAGGTGCTGCTGATTCTTATTATCACCGCCCACCAGATCCACA